AGAAGCTGGTAAGCAAGATGATCCAGAATTTTATTTTAAATGGATTGGTGCAAAAGATGACGATACACCAACAGATGAAAGCATTTGGGAAAAAGTAAATCCAGCAATACCTAATGATTGGTGGCCAATAGAAAACCTTAGACGTAGGCATAAGTCATTACCAATTAATGAGTTTCAACGATACCACCTTAATCAATGGACAAGAACAGAAGAAGAAAGCTGGATAGAAATAGAAAAATGGTTAGCGTGTCAAGATGAAGAATTAGAACTAGAACCGGGACTAGATACATTTGTTGGTGTAGATATGGCACTACGACACGATAGCGTTGCAATAGTGTATGGTCAGAAAGATGATAATGAAGTAATCAATATGCTTTCTAAGATATGGCTACCAAATGATGAAAACTTTATGGATTACCAAGAAATAGAAGCATTTATTGTTTCTTTGATGAAAGATTACAAAGTTAAAGAAGTAGCATACGATCCAGCATTTTTTGAACGTTCAGCACAAGTATTGTTAGACCGAGGTGTACCTATGGTCAACTTTCCACAGACGCACTCACGTATGATACCAGCTTGTGGCAACGCTTATGATTTGATTGCAAACACAAAAGTAAGACACAATGGCGATCCAACATTTACAGATCAAGTAATGAGTGCAGCACAACGAACTACTGATATGGGTTGGCGTTTGTCAAAGGGTAGAAGTAAAAGAAAAATTGACGGTGCAATAGCTATGGTTTTAATGCTTGACAGAATAACTGCACCCGATCCTTTAGATGATGAACCAGAAGTTGCTATTATAAATCTATGAAAAACTATATAACAACACTAGCCGAAGTAATAGGTGCAGGACTTATAATTTATGGTGTATATACAATTAATGTATCACTTGCGTTTATAATCGCTGGTGCATTTATGATATTAGGAAGTTATTTAACAGTTAGATGAGTTTATTCAAAAGAGAGAACAGGGACGCTTCTTTAGGCAATCTTGTTGATTTATTAGCACTTCGTGAGGGTGGTCTGTTTAACGACACAGGTGAAAAAGTAAATGAAATGTCGGCACTTGGTATTTCAACTGTTTATAGTGCAATATCTCTAATCGCAGATAGTATTGCATTACTTCCAGTAAAAACACTTCGTTATGACGGCCACAAAACAATATTTACCGACAAACCAAAATTTTTAGAAAAACCAAACGTATCATTAGATTTATCTATGTTTAGTTTATTACATCAAACAATTACATCTATGGCTATGCACGGTAACGCATTTATATTAGT